ATGTACGACGCTCCATTGGAGAAATTTTTGGCTCCATAATTAAGCGCCAGCTTCATCCAACCCCATGTCAATTGCGTCCGATGCCGACATCTTAATGCGGTCGTTCACATTTCCGCTTTTTGATGGTGTCTGGCCTGACACAGAACTGCGTGGCATTTTCCCGGAAGCTTTAATCGAATTCAGCTCCTTAGTTAGCTGTGTAATCTGCTGCTGTAGTTTTGCGCTTTGTGACTGCTCGTAACGTAACTGGTTTGTTACGACGTGGCTCAAAGTTGCTGCGGCAGCAATTGCAGCCCGTTCGCTGGAACTTTTTGGATACAACGCCGAGTTGAACTTGGACTCTAGGTCTTTCACCCCTTCGTTGTGAGCCTGAATCCGTTGCACTTGTTCTGCGGTTGCCCCGGGTGGAATCTCTTGGTATCTAGCCCACGGCACATCTTTTGTCAGGCTTTGAACATAGCCGTAAACCTGCTGGGACTCTTGCTGATGCTGCTCTTGCCGCTCGGTTTCGCGTTGTTGCATCCATACTTCTTGATTCTGTGATGCCATTTCAATGTCTTGCTCACGAGACGACTCAATATCGTCAATCTGCAACAAGGCATTCTCCAGCCTCCGAGCGTCTACATACCCGTCATCAGTTGCAGCTAGACGATCTATGGCATTCTGCTTCCACCAAGCTTTTGAGACTTTCCCGGGGCCTCCTGCTTCTTCAATGGACTTGATGACATCTTCCCCCGCCTTGTGCTTTCGCAAAAGCCCATAAATGCTTTCTGATGCCTGCTTGAATGGAGCTTCGTATTTCTGTTTAAATCCGGGATCATTCTTAATATCAAACGTGGCTCGAAAACGACGCAATTCATCGTAATCAGGCGGAGTCTGTTGCTGAGTTTCTGCAAGTTTTTGGCGAAGAATCTCAGTTTCCGCTGCTTGTTTTTTTGCAAGGCTGGCGCTTTCTGTTAATTTTCGCCAGTTTGACTGCTGCTTCTCGGACATGTTTGGCGGCATCGGAATTGCCGCAATTTCCGGGTCAATTTCGGGCTGTTGTTTCCCAAAATTTGTCTGGAAATTTGCCGCAAACGGATTTTGCACATCCTGTTTTGCAACAGGCTTTTCTGTCTGGATGTTTCTTTGGTATGCCGAAGAATTGTCCGAAGAATTGTCCGAAGAATTGCTTTCCGCTTCATCTAGTGCGGAATCAATTGAATCGCTGAGTGATTGGCTAATTGGATCAGCATTTAGCTTTTCCGCTCCGCCATCGGGATTTGCTGCCGTGATTTCTGGTACTGTGTCGTCGGTGTCGATCATATAATTACATGGTGGTGTGACTGCCAGACGCTGAATCGTCTGCTTGCGGAATGTCCGCTAAGATATTTTCGATTGCACGAATGATGCGCTCGCACCCTTCTTTGTGCTTTGCCTCTAAAGCAACAGACTCAATTGTGGTTCCAAGTAGCGGCGGCACTTGATCCCGTAGATATTTGAGAAGTCGCCCCCCGGTCTGTTGGTGATATTGTCTAAATCGCGCTGAGTCTGCTGAGTTCCATTGATCCATATTAAGCTGCTGTTGGTGGTCTTGGTGGTGTTGCTACGCCCGCAATCATCGCATTCTGGTTTGGCGTCTGCTCCGTATAAACTTCGCCCATTTGTCTTTGTGCAGCCGCCGTTTGTTGCGGCCTTCCGCCTTGATGCGCTGCGGCAGGCGCAATGTCTGGAGGAGGCGGAGTGTTGTGCCCTTTTGTGAGGTGGTCATGCGCTTGCCTGTACAGCTGCTTGTATTTCCCAACAGCGTCCGCAGGCATTCCCTTGGCTTCCGCTGCTTGAATGTGCATGCCAAAATGCTCCATTGCTTTTGTGAGCATCATAACAAATTCAGGCGTCAATCCTCCCGCAGGAACGCCCTGAACAGCAGGCATTAACTTTTGAACCATCGTGTCCAGATGCACTTGATCGTTGTCACGAGGGGAAACAGGGATGTCCTGACCAGCAATAATAGACTGAAGCTCAATAATTTGCTGGCGGGTAGCCTCAATGGCCATTGCCTCCACTTGATCCTTTGGTAGAATAACTTCGTTGGCAGTTGTTTGGCCAAGCTTCTTGACCCAGTCCAATTTCATCAAAGCATCTTGGTTGATGTTTGGGTTACCCATATATCGCTGCACCATGACATCCAAAATTTGGTTGTCCTGCGCCGAGTTGTCTGGAATCAGTTCACTCGCCGGGCTGTAAGCCATCAGCAAAATATCTGCTGGAGAGATGTTTTTTTCAATCATCTCAAGGCAGCAATTAATTGCATCCTCATCCAAGTGCTCCGGGATTTCAAACGGGATAAGAAACGGTGGAAGCTCAAGCATCGAGCGGTCAAATGCATCCACAACTTCACGACGAGCCCAGATAGCGTTTTTTTCTACCTGCCTAGAAAGGTCCAACTTGCCCTTGAGATCGGCTGCTGCTTTAAGGTGTTCTGGATGGCAAATTCCACGTTGCATGCGCTCAACCCCGTGTGAGAACTGGCGAGAAAACCGCATGAGAACGCCTTGCCGAAGCTGGTTTTCAATAGCCGCCACTCGGTTGACTTCCGAGGCCGTTTTCTTCCCTTGCGTCTCTATTGGGGACCCGGGAAGAAATGCTCCAACTTGAATCTCTGCAAGCTGAGAAACAAATCGGTCGAGTTGCAAAAAATCATTAACATCAGCCGGGAGTCCCTGCGGCACAACGTCGTACCCTTCAGACACAAATGCAACGGGATGATGCACTGTTAACGGAGCCATATTTGGCTTTGCTGTTGGACCCTTTTTTAGCAGTAACAACCCCTTAATGTAGCTGTTGTCTACCACAAGATTTCGAGCCTTATCTACGGCAACGTGAGTGTTGTACAAATCTCGGCCAGCCCCACGACTCGACATTAAATTTCCCGATCCGATTTCAACGGCAAAGAGCGCAAGTGTCTCTGACATGCGGTTATAGCGATCAACCTGCGTACAAATTTCGTCTCCGCTTTTGTCGTCGAAAAGGAAACGTGATATTTTCCCATGCGGTTCTTTGACCAAGATTTCACCCAGTTCCACATACTTTGCATCGTTCTCATAGCTGGCTCCGTAGGACCCTTCCCGCTGCCAGTCTTCGTACCTGCGAGCGTCGTCATCAGCATCGAGCGTGCGCCCGGCAGGGATGGCGTTGTTGATAGCTTTAATTAAGTTTTTGATGTGCCACCCGGCCAGAATGGACATCTGTTCGTTCTCAAGGATTGGTAAAAGCTCGGCGATTTGGTAACGACGTTTTCTGGCCCAGATCGGAGTTGCGTCTGAAAGCATCGGAGTCTCGATGCTAAAGAACGTGTAATCCTGCCTGAGAAATTCAGGTTTCCAGTCTCTAGTGTCGTCCCAGCACCACCCGCAATATCCAAAAGTCGTATTTTCATGGACCGTCTGGGCTACCAAGTCATCAAATCCGTTCCACCCTCGTATGCACTTGGTGATCGCATTCCGAAACACCTTTGTCTTGTGTTCCGTGTCAACTCCATCAACTGGGTACTTTGCAAACGTCAGCGTAGCAGACTGTTCTATGACTTCTCGGAACGGCGGCTGGATACGGCTAACCATAGTCGAAAGAAAACCAGTAGGGCGATTGGAGCGCCAATTCTGGCCCATAGACTCCAACTTTTTTGGTTGGTATGGAGGTTCATTGTTGAGTTTTTTCTGAATGAGTTGGTTTTTGCGATTTCTTTCGACGTTCTGTTGTTTGAGCCTGCGGTAGGCTGAATGAGCCTGTTGTGCGTCTTTAAACGTGCGACGCACCTGTAGCGTGTCCGGATCGACGGTGTCGGTGTTTCCAACGCCCGGGTCCGTTACGTCTAGCCCAAGAATGCGTGGCTTCTCGTGGTGGTCGCTCACCCGAGGGGCCTTGTCAGCAAATTTATCAGTTATCCGAGGGTCGAGAGGCTTTACGTTGGCCATAAACTATAATGTAACCCAACAAGCGTCGGGCAGGTTTGTTGCTCGCTGAAGGACCGAGCGGTCCATGAAGATTGCAGAGCGGTTGTCGTGGCGCATCAGCGTGCAGCCACCGAGGACGGCAGAAGACTTGGTGTCACGGGCTTGACGCACTGAGGCGCACAACCTGTCTGTGGAGGCAATGCAAGAAGTGCAGCCGCCTCTCCAGTTGACGTTGTTTGGGCAAGCTCGGCAAATCTGCGCCCGGGTCTCTGCGAGATCCTCAGACACGAGAGGATGCGGTTCGTTGGAATGCAGGATTCCTTTGGCCCACGTCCCAATGTCGTTCATCAGCTCGCCAGTTGCGGTTGTAGCGTTTACGCTTGTGATCGAAACCATGTCCACCCCGTGGCAAAAGTTTGGCCAATTGGAGCAGATGTAGCTCGCCACGTCCCCTTCAATGTCGCCCCCGGGTAGGTGATTCTCCGCCCGGTACGTCTCCACGGCCTTAATCAAATCGGCATAGCTATACCCCGCCAGCTTAACGTCGCTCTGGTAGTAGTGCCATCCCCCGGGAGGGACCATGCCCATGATTGGTTTTGCCATTACCGTGCCTTTTTCTTTGTGAAGTTTTCAAGCAATGCAAACGGGTCTTTCCCGTAGGCTGCAAGGTAATCATTGGTGTCAATTTCCAAGCCAAGCCCATGCGCTTCTTCTTCGCTCCAAACAACCTGTGCGTACTTTAAATTGTGCTGTTTTATGAGCGCATCTTGTTTTCCTCCTACCGAAGCCTGAAGTTCAAAATTAGAAGGAATCTCTTTAAGTCGGTTAACCCAGAAAGAAACTGATTTTGTGAATGCCCAAAAATGGACATTTGGATGTCTGGAGGCAAAGAGTAGCCAGCCGTCAAAGTACGCTTGCGAAAAGAAATCTCCCGCTGCGTGAGTGCGAACTAGCCGAGCCTTTTTTGGGAGGCACTCTAGTACGTCCGCCACTTCTTCTGGGGTCTTCCCTTTTACCGCATCAAAGTTGCACCATAGCCTCTCCCTTACACTTGGGTATCGCTCGGTCATTGCGCTATAGCAGCGAAACTTTTGCTTTGGGCCGTGCGTGATTGTGCCAGTAACCCTGTCCGCTTTTGACAAACACGCTTCAGCACATGGACACGTCCACCCGCTAGGAAGGTTCCAAGCGTGGGCGCTAGGGTCAAACAGGTATCGGTTAGCTTTTGTGAACGCTGGAATCATATTCATAGAACAAACTCATGGTGACACTTTGGGCAGATTGTTGTGTCACTCTCGGGCTTCTTGGGTTTCTCTTCTGGCTCTTCAGGAGGATCATTTGGCGACCCCATCAACTCAATGAGTTCCTCCTGCGTGAACCCCAGCGTGCTCACGTCAAAGTCTTCTTCCCGGAGAGCGTCAACCTCCGCCGCCAGTACATCGTAGTCCCACACAGCCATTGTGGCCAGTTGGTTATCAGCAATCGTGTACGCTCGCACCATCGCCTCGCTGAGATGCGCCAGCACAATGCAAGGGATCTGTTCAATCCCAGCCTTCTTTGCTGCCATCACCCGGCCATGCCCGGCAATAATGCGGCCAGAAGAGTGGATCAGAACTGGGTTTGTAAACCCAAAGGTCTTGAGTGAATTGGCCAGCGCCTCCACCTGTGCGTCAGCATGAACCCGGGCATTCTGTGCGTAGGGCACTAGCTCGCCAACCGGGCGCATGACGACCTCGAGTCGGTCTTTATTCGTGGCGCTTTTCATGGGTGCGACAAAGAAAGACCTTCATGCCGTTTGCCGGCGTGACCTGCTTTGATGTGAGTGTGCCGCATTTATTGTATTCCATGCCCCCGGGGCCTCTATACGACTCAACGTGGCCGCACTCGTGCAGCTTGCGTGGCTTGGGGTCCTTCTGGGCTTTAACTGGTTTGTAATCCTTCACAAGAGATTTATGACAGTATTCTATTTCTTTTTTGATTTCAACTGAATGACCACTGTGTCTTTCCCGTTGCACTGCTTGCAGTCTTCCGACTCATCAATGTAGATAATTGACCGAGCGTTAACCCCGGTCGTATGCCCGCACTTTGAGCAATACTTCTCGTTGTCCCGGACGAACACTTTGCGCTGCTCTCGTTTAAGTCGCGTCATGGTCCGTGGAAGCACTTCAGGGACGTTCACTGGGCCATACCAGACAAGACAGTCTTCGCTAAGAAGAAACTCTTCGGCCATGTTGTGCCTGATATTTTGGAGCACATAGGACTGCTGGTCCTCAACCACTTGATGTGCGTTCTCTTCAGCATAGTACAGAAACCCAATGTAATAGATTCCCGGCCTATCGGGTTTTTTTGTTGCGTAAAGGGTCCAGCTTTTCTTGCCTCTGTTTTGCATAAATTAATTCTTTCTTCTCTCAAGTTCATATACAAGAGGGGTCATTCGCAACCGGGGGAGATTATACTATTAACCCCCGTGGGGTCGGATTTTTTTATTCCGAGAAGTCCACAAAGCTCACTGAAGAATCTACCAGAGAAACAAGTTCTTTCTCAACTACTTCTGGCTTCTTTTCACTCATGGTCGCCACGTTGCCGCCCCTCTGGCGCATCAAATGCACTAGCATCGATAACGAATCCAGCGCATCTGGAGACCCCAGCCGGGTCCTCTTAATGTAATCTTTCTTCGACTCAACCCGGACCATGCCCTTCCCTTTCTGCATGTAGCGCCGGGAGATAGCCTGCTTCGTCAGGTCCTCATTGCGAAACCCGGGGCTGATCTTGAGCCACTCAAACTCAAGGTATTTTCCTAGCGCAAACAGCAACTCGGTCACCAGTCCGTTGTACAATTCATTGGCCTTCTGACTGTCGTCCCCCATCACCGGGGTCTCCGTAGCGGCCCAGCTATAGTTCAACCCCATAACGTCGCTCCCAAACGTCGAGCACAGCACATCGTGAATTCCTGCCCCGTTCCCGGTACGGTCCACACACAACCATCTTGGGCTGATCTTCATCTGCTTGCAGAACGTCGTGATGGCCTGCGCCTGCTCGAGCGTAGCCGCCTTCGGGAAGGGCATCTGGCTGTCGAGCTGCATCATTGTCCGGGGCCGCTTGAACTCGTGGAACTTCCCGGAACGGTCCGTCCAGCCGTCGCTCAGTCCAAACCGTCCGTAGGAGCACAGCACTTGGTCAACCCCCTCAAGAGCCAAATCAAACGACGCCAGCGGTACGACCGGGCCAGTGAAACGGATGATGCCCTGTGCGTTGTCCATCATCGCAGGCGTGATGATCGACATAGCAATCCCTTCCTCTGGGAACCAGCCCCGGGCCATCGTGCTGGCCTCCGCCGTCCTGCCCTTGCTGACGTAGGCCATGAAGCCCTCATACGTCTGTAGCCCGTGAAACACCACCCGGCGTTCCTTCACGTTCTCGGAGTCTGCCCCGTCCAGCCTGATGACCTGCCAGTCGTCCCGGCTCCGCCAGTCTCGGTCCAGCTCCATGTCTATGCTGCCCCACCCAAACTTCGGCTCGCACCGCTGCCCAAACTGGCTGGTGCGGTCTCGAGGGTTGCTGGCCGCAAACACCTTGATGCGCCCCGGGGTGCTCGAGTCAGCAGCCGTCAGACAGTTCATCACGCCGGCCCAGACGCCGTCCGGGACCTCCTCAGCCTCGTCCAGTACGATGTGCGTCCGGGACACCTTGCCCCACCGGGGGTGCGACGGGCCAAACCGGGGCGACGGATGAAAGCCACGCAGGCTCCCGTGGCCGCTCTCCCCCTTGGGAATGGCGACGAGGTGAATGCCTTGCTTGGAGTCGGTCGTGCTCTGGATGCTCGTGGCAAGGTCGTCGTCCATGCCGCCCGGGCGGATCAGCGCCGTCCTGTGGAACGTCTTGATGCTGGCAAAGATGTTTCGGGTAGCGTGAGCAGCCGTCAGCGAGACGACCTTGATACACGTCCAGTCCGGGTCCCTGTACCAGTCAAGGTAGAACCATGCCGCTGCCCCGTAGGACTTGCCCATCGAGCCTGCGCCCTGAACCAACAGCTTGTCGGTCCCCATCAGCCCCTCCCATACCCGGCGGCAGGACTCGGGCCTCCAGTCGAACGCCCCGGGTCCCCACAGCAGGATGGCCGCAGGCTCGAACAAGTCGGCGTCGAGTAGGTGCTGGACGTAGCCCCGGACGATCCGCTCGGCCATTGCCTCGGTCAGCGCCAGCTTGCCCCGGTGCTGGAGTGCTGCCTTGGCGATGTAGCCGGCGCAGCGGATCAGCCCGCGCTCCTCGCTCGAGTCGGCTAGCTCCCGGGCCTCCGTTGCGATGCGGATGGCCCGGGCGACCGGGGGCGGCAGTGTCGTCAGCAGGTCGTCTGACATCAGAACAGGCGCTGGTCAAGACAGGTGACGACCGCAATAGCGAACCCGGCGAGCATCGACAGCATCACGAAGTCGCCCCACACAAAGCTGGTGGACATGATCATGGGCGCAGGATGATACGGCCATTGCTCCGACCCAGAGGCTGCACAAACAAGCCTGTAGCGTCCCGGCGGACCCGCAGGCGCTGGGTCTGTCCGAGCAGCCAGCCGGGGTTGGCTGTGGCCCCGCTGCCCGTGGGCTGCGTCCGCTTGAAGACGGCGAACGTCTTGGAGACGGCCACGCACAGGAATGTCAAATCAGGCATGACTGCGGCCTCGGCGTTGTTCTGCTCGTCGCATGGGCGCAGTCCGTAGTTAGTCAGTGAGTTGGTATAGGTGTTACCCTCGGTGAAGTAGGTTGCCATAATAGGTGTAGGTTGCTGATTGGTTGATGTTTACGAGCTAAAAGCAGTGGGGTTTTCCACTCCATATGACTTATGTTGTACGGGGTTATGGGTAAGTTGTTGAGTTTTAGATGCTTACAAGGGTGCTGTTGTAGCGTGCTTTAGAACCTCGTCTAACCCGGGCTGATTCATTGGTGCAGACTGATACATCAGCTCTGCGGCTTCAGGGGCGACAATGACGGCCTCCATCCATTCCCGGGGTGGGTTGGGATGGTTGCGATGGTAGACCTCGAAGGTCAGCTTAATGTCACCACCAGTGTCCAGCGTCACATTATCAGCCAGTTCGCCGGCCAGCTTGGCATCAGCCATCAGAGCGCCCAGACGGTCAAAGGTCGCCTCGATCTTCCCGTCGGTCTTCTTGACGACCCGGGTTGGCACGGTCCCCTCGATCATCTGCCGCAGCAGGTCCCGCTTGTTGTCGATGGCCATGAGGGACCGACAGTTGACCTCGGTCTGGATCTCGGCGATTCGGGCCTTGATGTCGACCTTCTTATAGAGCTGGTAGCCGATCTGCCCCGGGTTGTTGGCATGCGGAGCCAGCTGGGTGTAAGCAGCTTTACG